AGGCAGACTTTGCCCAGCTTGAGTTCAGGACGGCAGCTTACCTGTCACAAGATGAGACAGCTATGCGTGAGGTTAAGGAAGGCTTTGATGTCCATAGCTATACTGCTGACGTTATAAGCAAGGCTGGTCAGCCTATAAGCAGGCAGGAAGCTAAGGCACATACCTTTGCGCCTCTATATGGGGCCACAGGCTATGGTCGCAGCCAAGCAGAAGCTACCTACTATGAACACTTTGTTAAGAAGTATGCCGGTATAGCCAGATGGCATAGAGCTTTAGCTAATTGTGTATTGGCTACTGGTCTTATAGCTACACCATCTGGCAGGGAGTTTGCCTTTCCAGATTGTGAGCGTAGGTATAACGGAACACCGTCGCACTTCACACAGATAAAGAATTACCCAGTACAATCCTTCGCCACAGCAGACATCGTGCCTCTAGCACTACTGCATATAGAGGACTTGCTTGCTGGTTGGAGAACATGCATTGTCAACACAGTGCATGACAGTATAGTACTTGATGTTCACCCAGAAGAAGAGGAGTATGCCCTAAATGTAATAGATAAAGTAAATGCCAACCTCCACGATTTGATTCAACGCCAATGGGAAATAGATTTTAATGTTCCTTTACTGTTGGAAGCAAAAATAGGTGAGAATTGGCTTGACACTAAATAGAAAGTGTGTTACAACTAACACTCTTGAAAACCACAGAAGGAGAAATATATAATGAATCAAGTAGCAACAATCGATACGACTAACTACGAAGCTATGGCTAAGGTAATGGGTATGGCAGGGGAACAGACCTCTGACAGGGCCAAGAGTACCCTAGCTAGGTTGCGTATTAACCATTCAGCCATCATGGGCACAACCGAAATTAAAGGTAAGGCTGTGAACCTAGAGGTGGTCAAGGGTGGAACGTATCGCCTTGAGTTTCCTGATACAGATGAAACTTATTATGCTCATGCTGTTAACATCAGACCTTACATGCAACGCTTTATGTATAAGCGTTTTGTAAAGGGCACGGGTAATAACAAGAACATGTTTGTAAAAACTGTAATGGCCGACAGCCTCAACACTGACCTAAAGGATAACACCGGTGGTCTTAATTGCGGCAAGGCTTCAGGTTACATTCAAGACTTCAAGGCTCTGCCAGAGGACATGCAGAATCTGATCAGACAGATTAAGAGGGTGCGTGTTATCCTTGGTACAGTTACCTTGGTTGAGCCAACGAATGCTAATGGTGATGCCGTAAATAAGGAACTGGTTGATATCCCATTCATCTGGGAAGTAGATCAACGTGAGGCATTCAAGCATGTAGGAGAGCCATTTCAGACATTGCTGAAGCGTCGGCGTCTGCCTGTCCAACATACGTTAGCTTGTGAAACCAGTGAGCGTAAGCTGCCTAATGGTAATACATACTATGTGCCTAACGTAAGCCTTGACACGTTGAATATTGCAACCATCGATGATGGTGTGCAAGATATCTTTCGTGATCTGGTTTCTTGGATTACTAATTACAACGAGTACATCACGTCCGAATGGGAGGAGAAGCATGTTAATAATCTTTCCTCTGAAGATACTTCATTAGTTGAAGAGTTTATCACAGTTGATTCACCTATCGAAGACTAAGGAGGTTTAACATGCAACACCCTGCTGAACTGGCGGTGCATCAGTACCTTGATGACGCCGTTAATAATAAAACAGAGATGTCTGAAGACACAATAGATAATGTGGGTAAACAGATAGGGGACGCTCTGCGCCGTCAGTTCGGCAAGGACTCCCGTAGCAGAAAGGAGTTTAAGCTACGTATGTCTAATGTTGGGCGTCCCTATTGTCAGCTTTGGTATGATAAAAATAAACCAGAGGTTGCAAGGCCGAAGCCTACCACCTTCGTTATGAATATGATGATAGGTGATATAGTGGAAGCTGTATTCAAAGCAGTGCTTACTGAAGCAGGAGTTAAATATGAAGACAGTGAACAAGTTTCTCTTGAGCTTACTGATGGCACCGTTGTATCTGGAACTACTGATCTTAGCATTGATGGTGCTGTTGACGACATTAAGTCTGCCTCAAATTGGTCATACCGTAATAAGTTTTCTTCTTATGAAGACCTAGAAAGGACAGACTCGTTTGGTTACATAGGACAACTAGCTGGTTATGCTAAGGCGTCCGATAAAAAGCCCGGAGGTTGGTGGGTTATTAATAAAGCTACTGGTGATTTCAAGTATGTCCCTGCTTCAGGGATTGACATGGAGGAAGAGTGTGGTAAAATAGAAACCGTAAAGACCCGCTTGGATGACAATCAATTCAGTAGATCATTTGATAAGAAGCCAGAGTTCTTTCGGGGCAAGTCTACTGGTAGGTATGTGTTAGGAATTACATGTGGGTTCTGCGATTACAAAGAAGATTGCTGGCCTACATTAAAGGAGCTTCCTTCCATACCTTCCAAGGCAAAGGAACGTAAGTTAGTTAATTACGTTACGGAGTAGCCTTTCTGGTATGAATTACAAACAGTATAGTGCTGCCAGAAAGCATGGGTATAGGTCCGGGTTAGAGCTTAAAGTCTCACAATACCTCGACACTAAAAAAATACGCTTTAAGTACGAGGCTATTAAAATAGAGTGGGAAGACTTGGCTTACCGGACCTATACACCTGACTTCATATTGCCTAATAATATAATCATAGAGGTGAAGGGCAGGTTTATTACACAGGATAGGAGGAAGCACAGAGAGATTAAACGCCAGCATCCACACCTAGACATTAGGTTTGTTTTTGAAAACAGCAACAGGAAGTTATACAAGGGAGCCAAGACTACGTACAAAGCATGGTGCGAAAGGTATGGCTTCCTTTATTATGACAGGATCATACCTGAAAGTTGGTTGAAGGAAAAGAAACTACCCAAGCTAAAAAACTTCATAGCTTTTAAAGAGAAGAGGATTGAATGAGATGGCAAATTACGAAGTGGACCCTAACGATTTCCTCATACAGATAAGTCCAAGTGTGGACGAAGATTTAAACTGGACAGGAGAAGTATCCGTTAATGTGATCGTAAGTACGAACCCTACTTTAAGTGAGGATGATCATACCAAGTTACTCATGTTTGCAAAAACTGTATGTGCCGCTGTTCCTATGTATGAAGATGATCATACTCTGTATCAGCAGGCTATGGAGTACGTAGCTATAGCAGAAGATGCAGCTAATGATACAGAGGAAGAAGACCCATACTTTTTTAAACACTACACAACGGAGGACAATGTAATAAATGTGGACTTCAGCAAAAGAGGAAAGTAGAATGGACATCACAGATATTGTAAGGCCAAAGCATTATAATACTGGTGTCATAGAAACTATTGAGTTGATTAAATCCAGTATGTCTATCGATGAATACAAGGGTTACCTTATGGGTAACATCCTTAAATATATTTGTAGGCATAAACACAAGAACCCTTCTGAACCGTGGAAGGATTTGAAGAAAGCTGAATGGTATCTAGCTGCCCTCATCAAAGAGGAAGCTAACAATGGAGGTTAGATAGGAATGCCTAAGAATAAAAAACCACGTAGATCAAAGGACAAGACAACGAATAAAAAACCAAAGGAATATAGTCCTTTAGAAAATTCTAACGACCAGCCTTTCAAAGAACACATGTTGCACATGAAGGAAGCACACGATGTTGGACATCTTCTGTGGTTATTAAACACTGGCAGGTTAATTCTTCCTCACCATGAACACCCGGAAGGTGCCCTTAATTTGAGGTTACCCTTCGATGACATTGAAGAGAACTATTACAAGACTAATCCAAACATCGTAGTCATAGATGACTTTATGAATTTGGAAGCGTTACAAAAACTTAAAAAATATTGCTTGGAGTTTCCTTTTTGGAATACCATATATGGTAGAGGGTACTTAGGTGCATTCAGAGAGAATGGTTTTTCTCCTCAAGTACTATCCACGTTATCTTTGGAAATGGTAACGCATCTACCAAAGGTATTTGATGATACAAATAAAAGGAACCTATCCCAGATGTGGGCATTTAAGTACGAGTCCAAGTGCCCCGGTATTGATATCCATGCAGACTTCGCTGCCGTCAATGTAAACTTTTGGATCACTCCAACTGAGGCGAACAAGGATTACGATGAAGAGAAGGAGGTAGGTAAGACAGGAGGTATGTGGATATGGGATACGGGCGCTCCACCTGACTGGGACTTCAACCGTTACAACGGTGACGATAAGGCAGAGGTAATAAAGTTCTTAGAGGAGAAAAATTCCAAGGCGGTGTACGTGCCATACAAGTACAATAGATGTGTCATGTTTGATTCTAATTTGTTTCACAAAACAGCAGATGTAAACTTCCTTCCCGGCTTTGACAACAAAAGAATAAATGTAACCATGTTGTTTGGACAGCGGGAAAATACTGGGGTGGAACCACAAGACATGGTAGAAGCAGACGCATTGAGGAAGGCCACATCTAAACCTGTATTAGATATGATTAATGAAGACTCAATCAAAGAGTATGTGGGGATTAGAGATGGAGGTTAGACTTAAACTTGTTCTCAAAATAGATGCGGAAGAATATCCCATACCAGCAGATGAGTTTGTTATACCTGAATTAAAAGATTACATTGAGGATATGTTTGCTGATATAGATGGCGTAACCATACATAAAATAACAGCTACACAAAATTAATCAGAGGAGGGCCACATGGAATTACCTACAGAGTTAGTAAAAAATATTTTTAATTATTTAACCAACCGTCCATACAAGGATGTTGCACATCTAGTTAGTGGAATATTAATGGCCCAAGATGCTGAGGCTAAAGCAGAGGCTGAAAAACAAAAGGAGTTACCTTTGGTATGATACCCAGATTTATTTCAGATTATCAGTCATTCATTCACCAATCCCGTTATAGCCGCTGGCTTGATAAGGAGGGTCGAAGAGAAACGTGGGAAGAAACTGTGACAAGATTGCTAGATTTCTATAAAGACTTCCTTAAAAATAATCATGGTTATAGTATGCCAAAGGAAGTGTACACTGATCTATATGCAGCCATCGTAACCATGCAGGTCATGCCTAGCATGAGAGCTATGATGACGGCTGGCCCTGCACTGGAGCGCAATCATATTGCTGCTTACAACTGTAGCTACCTGCCTGTTGATAGCCCTCGTTCATTTGATGAGTGCCTGTACATACTCATGCATGGTACTGGTGTAGGTTTCAGCGTGGAGAGACAGTTCATCAATCAACTTCCTAATATCCCTGATCAGTTTGAATCCAGTGAAACCTGTATTGTTGTACAGGATAGTAAGGAAGGTTGGTTCAGGGCATTTAAAGAATTGATTAACCTTTTATACGCTGGTCAGCTACCTCAATGGGATATGTCCAAGGTCAGACCTCAAGGTGCCAAGCTAAAGACATTCGGTGGTAGAGCAAGTGGGCCTGAACCTTTGAACGAACTGTTTAAGTTCACCAGTAATATGTTTAAGAATGCTCAAGGCCGAAAGCTAAACAGTTTAGAATGTCATGATCTCATGTGTAAGATTGCTGATGTTGTTGTAGTTGGGGGTGTTCGTAGGTCTGCATTAATTAGTTTATCTAATCTAGGTGACGATCAGATGAGACATGCAAAATCAGGAGAGTGGAGATACATCGCTCCACACAGATCA